CAGTTGCAGAATATGTTACCGTTGTTGCATCACCCCAATTAATGAAGTATGCAGCTTTTAATCCACCGATTGAATTTTTACATTGTTCGGCTCTTCCTAATGATATATCGCAAGGCATAGTTTTATTTTTTTAAAAGTTAATAAAAAAGGGCAGGTACTTTTACCTACCCTTATTTAAATAAACTAAATTAGTATTAGTTAGCAGCGTTTGTAATTCCGTATGTAGTAATATCTTCAACAGCACCATATTGAACTGCAGCAGTAAATCTCATTACAACTCTTACGTTTTGTGAACCATCAATTGGTGACATATCAATTACTTGAACTTCGTTAGTATCATTTAATAGACCTGTTCCAAAGTATAAGTTAGATTTTTGAGCAGCAATAGCAACAGTTGGAGCTAAACCATTAGCAACAAATATTTTAATACCATCAAAAGATAAACTTCCATTATTATACCATTGTGTACCCATAGCGTTAGTACCATTAGCACCTAAACCTGAAGCTCCAAATCCACCTAATGCTCTAACATAAGCACGTGCAGTAGCTTGTGAAACATATAAGTACAAATCTTCTTTTCCGTAAAGTGAAGCAGGAATAGCATCTACTAATTTTCCAAGTTCAGCAACTACAGTAGCAGAAGCAGTAATGTTAGTTGAAGTAGCAGCAACTTCTTGTGCAGCAGGTAAACCTGCATCTAAAGTTAATAATCTTGTAAATCCGTTAAATTCACCTGCATTAGCAGTAACACCCGCCCAAATATTTTTTTCTGTTTTTTCAGCAACTTTAGTAGCTACGTGAGAAATTAAGAAGTCAGAAAAGCTTGGTGGCAAAGAATCAAATGCAGAATATCCCATTTGAACTGCTTCCCAAGTTTGGTGGAAGTCTTTTTTACAAAGTTGTAAATTTACTTGGAATTCCTCAGGTTGAATAACTCTTTCAGTTAATGTTACAGTAGAAGTAGCATCAAAATCACAAGTAGCATCTTTAACGATTGCATCAGTTCCAATTTTAGAAATTACTTGTTTGAATTTTACGTTTGGTAATACTTCAATTCCACCATTTGCAATAGTAGATCCTGAAAGTAACGCTGCAGAAATATATTTTCCTGCAAATTCACCTGCATAAGTAGGCGAAGTAATGGTTGTTGTAGTAGCCATAATTTATTAATTAAAAAGTTTTGCCATAACTAAATCCTGTGTAGTCATTTGGCGATTAGGTGATAATTTATTTAGTTTAATTTCGTTTTTAACTTCAGGTGAATGTGTCAATGGTTCAACAACAACATCTGAACTTAATTCTTCTTTAACAACTTCTTTAGCTAATTTTAATTCAGCAATTTCAGTTCTTAATTTTTCAATTTCTGCAAAAAACATTTCTTTAGAAACTGATTCAACAATTCTTTTTGGAGTAGCTGTTTCTGCTTGTGCTTCAACCTCAACTTCTACTTCAGATTCAGGTGCTTCAGGTGCTTCAACAACTGCTTCTTTAATTTCAGCAATAACACCTTCAACGGTTACTACTAAAATCATTCCATCTTCTAATTCGTATTCTCCAACAGGTACAGGAATTTTTTCCTCACCATTAACAATAAAAACATTGTTATCCATTTCAAAAGCATCAGCTTCTAAAACAGTAACTCCGTCTTTTAGTTTCATTTGAGCAAGTTTTACTTCCATACCCAAAAGAGTTTTGATTTCATTGATTACATTCATATTAATAAGTATTTATTAGTTAAATTATTATTATTTGTTTTTGTTATAAATTAGTTAGTTCTTGTTGATATTATATTACCTGCAGAATCTTTAACTACACAATTAGATTGTGATACTGTAGTACCAATTCCTTGTTCTGATAATTCACCTTTGCAACATTCTGAATTATAAGTTCCATCTTTGCATAAACATCCTCTTTTCCCACCTTTAGGTGAACTTGTTTTTTGTGACATAATTTTTAATTTAATCGTTTGTAAATAATTTTCCAATTCCATCAATTTGTTTAATAACATTTTCATTATTATCGTAATGTGTATCTATTTTTAAACTTTTGATTTTATTAATTTTATTTGTATTGCTTCCTGTTGCATAAACTCTATTTAAAGGAATACCTAATTCTTTAGCTTTATTTAACATTCCACTTTTTAAATGCCTTGCAGAAATAATATATAAATCGTTATTTTCTGCTATTAGTTTCTTTGCTAATTCTGTACCTTTTGCAGTAGATAATGTAGAATCATAATCAAAAGATATTTTAGCTAATTGAACTTTTTTTTTTCACCATTTAAAATGATGTTTTTTATTTGTTCCATTAACTCTAATTCTTTTTCTTTTTCTAAACTCATTTCTAATTTGTCAGCAAAATATCCTTCAATCGAAAATCCTTTAACCTTACCTGTTTTAACAAAGTCATTCCATATAGTATCATTGTTTACTTTCATTGAAACTACCCAAGACCCTACAGGTGCATCTAAACCATATTTTTTAGACTTATCCATTTCAGAATCTTCTACAATCCAAGATTCAACGATACTTAAATCCTTTAATTCTTTTTCGTGTTCTAATGTTGCATTATTTTGATTTGAATTCATCAAAAATAATTCACTTGCTTTACGTACTGTTTCATCAGAAAAGAAAATGTAATATTCATCTTCACCATTTCTTCTATAAATGTGCTTATTAGGAATTAAAGCAGCACCCATTAAAATACGTTTTTCATCATCAACTTTAGCCAGTGCTAATTGTTTATTTAATGAAATAAAATTAGATTCTATTGCAGGAAATTCTACTATTGAAACTGCATCAACTCCTGATAGTTTTTCGTTTTCGTCTATTATTAGTTCTATTATCTTCATATTATTAAAATAAATTAAATTTTGTTTTGTTTTTTAAACTTTAATTTTAAAGTTGTTTTTATTTGATTTAAAGGATTATAATTAATTATTATATGCTATATTGTTTTTTTAAAGTTTTTTAATTTAACGCAAAATGCTAATAAAACCAATACTTTGCAACGCAAGTTTTTATTTATAGTAAATTATAATTTTAATAGTTTTTATTTATAGTTGCATTAACCTATTGATGCGTTGTTTACTATGTTTCTATCTAATGATTGACTTGTTGTTACATCATTTGATACTACATACGCTTTTAAAGGTTGTTGTTCTTGTCCTGCTATTGATTGTGCTAATTGATTTGCACCACCTTGACCTACTACATTGAAGCTTGGAGCAGCAGCTGTAGGAGCTGATGGAGCAGAACCACCACCGCCACCACCGCCTTCAGGTACTTGAACAGACATAATCTTTTGCACGTTTGCAATACCTTGTGTAGCTACAATAGCAGTAGAAGCAATTTTAACAGCCATATCCACAACAGGATTTCCCATAGATGCAGCACCCCAAACTTCTGAAATACCTTTATACGTGTTAATAGTTGCTGATGCTATAGCTAATGCTTTTCCTGCTGCAGTTTTTTCACCTGCTATTTTTGCCAATCCATCTAAAGCATTTGCAACTGCTCCTGCTTGTGCTAATTTAGCATTCTTTTCTGCTTTGTCAATATCCTCTCTCGATTTGGATAGTCCTTTTACCTTACGATTATACTCCTCTTCTGAAATTACTTTGTCGTCTAATTGCTTTTGAAATAATGCTTGCTCTGCGTCAACAGCTGCGAGTCTATTTTCAAAACTTAAAGTATTATCGTTAATAGTTTTTTCTAACTCAGTCGCTTTTTTCTCATCGTCTTGAAGACGAAACTTGTCTTTTATATCATTTAATTCATTTAGCCTTTGAACTTCTAAAGCATCAATTTCCTCTTTACTTCTATTTTGCTGTTTTGCTGTCTCAATTAAATTAAAATATTTATCTTTAACTACTCTTTGTTCAATTTCACTTGCAGATAAATTTGCTTCTGCTTGTTTATCTTGTGCATCACCAATAGCTTTTGTAATTTCATCACGTTGTGCTAATTCAGCTGTTTTTTGTGCATCTAAAGCATTTTTTAAATCTTCTGCATCTTTTTTCTTTTGTGCCGCTAATTCTTCTTTTGCTTTTGTTGCAGCTTCATTTGATTTAGTTTGTACTTCTTTTTGATGATCTGTTTGTGATTGTTTTACTTCAACTTGATGTCTATTTTGTATTGCTTTTCTTTCATCAAAAGCTTTTTGTACATTTTGATTTTGTTTATTATATTCTAAAATAGATTTATTAGTTGTTTCTTGTTGGCTTTTAATTACATCTTCATCAGCACCTGCAGCTTGTAAAGAAGCTAATTTATTTTTATTTTTTTCGTATGTATTAAATGCTATTGCTCTTGCAGATTTTTCATAAGCTACTTTTTCATCAATTAATTTTAACTCTAAAGCACGTATAGCAGAAGCACTCATTCCTGAAGCTTTAGCCATAGCTAATTCTTGGCTTTGCTTTTTATTAAATTCGCTGCTATTTCTTTCTAAAGTTTTAGTTTGGTCTTCTAAAGCTTTTTTATTATCATTAACAGCTTTTGTATTTGCAGCTGTTTCTGCTGCACTTGATTTAAAATAATTAACTAAAGCTACTCCACCTGCTATTAAAGCAGAAATAGCAAGAACTATAGCACCTATTGGATTTGCAGCTTGTGCTGCGTTCCATAGCCATTGCCCTGCAGTAATTGCTTTTTGAACTATAGTATAACTTTTAACTACTGCACCTAATTGTTTAAATGAATCTATGCTTTCACCTACTGCTTGTAAACCTGAAGCCAAAGCCATAGCAGATTGTACCTTTAATAGTTCTTCTTCAACAGCTTTGGTATTAGCACCAAAAGCACCCATAGCACCAGTAACAACAGAAAAACCACCTGCAACACCCGTTAATGAACCACTTAAAGATTTAAATTTAGCATCAGGATTAAATGCTTCTGTTAAACTTTTTGCATCACCTATTCTATCTTTTAATTCTGCAGCACGTTTTGCAGCTTCAACTGCCTCTCTTGATGTTGCTCCAAATTTATTAGATAAACTTGCTACTTCAGCTTGTGCTTCTCTTAATTGTGATTTTAAAGAACCAACTGCCTTTGTAGTTTCATCAATATTATCATTAATCTGAAGATTTACTATCTTATTTTCCATTGTCTTTTTACTTGTTCAAAACCTTGTTTCCAAGAAGTTACTAATTTATATTTTCCCTTTGCTATTTCTATTATTTCACTTTGCCCGTAATGTGGATTAAGTGATAATAATTCTAAAATGTTTTTTATCATATTGCTGTTTGTAAAAAAGTTATATTTTCAGTAACTTGTAATGTTCCATCTTTATAATATTCAATTCCTATCTGATCAGTTCTATCTGCTGATGTTCCATTGTAAGGAATAGTTACAGGTAATAATAAATCTTTAAATTCATATGTTCCTGTAGTTGGATAACTTAAAAAATTAGTTGCACCTTTAACACCAAAATAATCATAATCATTTAAATATATAACTATTTCTAAATCAGATGCTTGTTTATCAGTTTGTACATTTGTAAATGATGCAAATTTATACCCAACTGAATCTGCTGCATTTAAACCACGATAATCTGTAACTAATTCTAAATTAGCTTCACCTGTTGTTAAATCAGTAGTTATATTATTAATAATATACCTTTTATTCCTAATAATTAATCTATCATTTAAATCTATTCCTAATGTTTTTCCTGCAGCATTTGTAACTGTTGAACCTAATAAACTTGAAGGAAACAATGCTTTACATTTAATAACTCTTGTTTTAATATTATATAAATTATCAATGTAGTTTTTATAGTGTCTATTATATAATCCATTTGGTGCTAAAATATTATACCAAGGTGATTGTTCATTTCCAAAGTTCATAGACATTAAATGGCCATATGTTAAATCTGTTGGTAAACTATTATATTCGTTTGAAAATCTTAAATAGTTATCAATTTCTGTAGGTGTAGTTTCTGTAGTAACATATATTTTATCACCTGTTGCAAAATTAGTAGGTAGTTTTCCATTGTTATAAATTAACATTGGTTTAGGTGTATATGGTTTTAAATCTTTATCAATTAAAGTTGCAGTTTCAAAATTATAAACTGAATATTTTTCAAATAAAACATTCTCAAATGGTAGTTTAATATCATAATTATCACTTTCATTTGAATTAGTATTATTATAAACTAAATCACCATATTCTGTATTGTATAAACCTCTATATATGTTATTTAAAATATTATTACTTTTTTCATATTGAAAATTAATTGTCTTGAATAATTTAGGTCGTTCAACGTCCATTTCATCAGCATACACATATTTAGTTATATCTAATATTTTACCTGCATTGTAATACATTTCTAAAGGAATAAATTCAAATGTATTTGCATCTTTAGCTATAACCATTAAATTAAATGCTTTAATAATACCTGTAATAAAATTATTTACAGTAATATCAGGGACAAAAGATTGTATAGACATTAATTTTGAAGTTATGTTTGTATCACCATAACCAACTGAAGTTAACGATGGACTTGATGCACCATTTACAACTCTTGTATATGTAAGTGAACAAGTAAAATTAACATTATCAATACAATCAATTTCAAATGTATAAACATCGTTTGTTGGGTTATTTACATATAAAATATAATCAATAAGAATTTGAGTACCACCTGAATATCTTCCAATTAAATCTCCATATGTTTTATAAATTACTCCATTACGATATACAAAAAGTCTAAACTTTTTTGTAAGGTCACTTGGAACTATTGCAAAATGAATATAAACACTTTTTTGATTAAAAGGAACTGTTGATGCACCAAAAAACCATCTAATAGTTAAACTATCATTTGTTAAATCTAATTCATTAAAACCTGCACTTGCACCTGTAAAATTTATTTTAATTTTTGGAGTATAAAATTCTAATTTTTCTGCATTTTTAAGATATAAGTATAATTTTTTAAATTGATCTAAATTAAAAAACGAACCTGTAAATGTAATTCCATATTTAGTTTGTATAAATTGAAATATTTTACTTATTTCTATTGCAGGAAATAATTCATCCCATTTAATAGCTCCTAAAGTATTGTTTATATCTTCTGATGCAGTTGAAAATTTATAAAAATATTTTTTAGCAGAACCTATTAATGGATATGTAACAGTTTGTGTTGTTGTAGGGTTTATTCTACTAATAATATTTGTTGAATTATAAGTGTGATTTAAACTACTATAATCTAAAGTATTTAATTTGTCATCTTTAAATCTATCTTTTAATTGTGTTAAATTACCATAAAATGTTATTGTATAACTTTCAATAAATCCGTTCTTTTTATTTGCTTTTTCTAATTGTATATTTCCATCTTTAAATTTATGTGTATTTACTTCAATAAAAGCATCATATCTTACTCTATGATCGTAACCATTATCTATTGTACTTTCATACCAATGTGATAATATTTTATTATTTTTAGATGAAGCAGGAATTGTAAATGATTGTGAATAGTCAGTAAAAACTTTTCCTATATCATTTATATTAGCTATTGAACTTGTAACACTTATTTTTTCATCTTTAAATAAATCTAACTTTTGATAATCTGCTCTATAAATTTCATATCTTGTAGTTGTATCATTTTGTATTGCTGTTTGTAATGTTAATTCTGTAGCTGTATTTGAAACTATATAAGCAATAGAACCTAAACCTAAACCTGCAGTTATTTTAATGTAGTGACCTTTATATTGATTTGTAGTATAAGATGCTGCACTATTTTTAACTACTGTATACGGACTTGGATTTGCAGTTGTTACACTTCCTGATTGTACTAAAGTATTTTTTTTAATATATATTTGTACTGCTATCATATTATACTATATCGTTTAAAAGATTATTAGAGTATTCAAAATCCATTTCAAAGTTTATATTCTTATCTTTTAAATCTGTTTTATAAGTTAATGATTGTGTTTTAACTATAGCAGGTATAGCATCTACTAAAACTCTTTGACTTAACATTAATTCTTGAATTAATTCATTATAGTTTTCATAAACCCATCCTGTATTTAATTTAATAGTTTGTTTTCCATTTAAATTAAAAGACCTTTTTTGACCTAATCTATAATCATAAGTTATATTAGGTTGCATTAAATTATATTCTGAACCTTTTATAGCTATACTATTTATTTGCGCTTTAAAAAATGTTAATCGTTGCCATCCACCAAGTTTATTTACATAACTAACAACAACAGGAGTATATTTACATTCATCTAATTTTTCAGTTTGTATTTCATATAAAGTTCCTTCAACTGAATTTCCTATAACGCATTTAACAGAATTAGTAATTGCTAATGGTATTTTATAATTAAAAATTTCAGATGAACCTGTTCCTAAAAAGTTACTTGTAAATAATAAAGTATTAGATTTATCATAATAAGCTGCGTAAAAAGAAGATGATGTTTGTCTATCACATAGAAAATTATAATAAGGAATAAATTGATAGTATTGAATTTTTATATTAGAATTTCCTAATAACGCATAAGCTTCACCATTAGATATATCAAAGTTTAAATTTTGAATAACTGAAGTATAAGCGTTTACACCAACATATAAAACATTATTTAATAAAGTAAAAGTTCCTGAAACATTTTTATATCTTTTAACTCTAACAAAACACCAATTACTATTATCTTCTACAACAGGCACGCTATTATTTACAGGTACAATATGATTAATGTATTCTAAAACATAAGGCGATATATTATAGTTAGTTTCTGTTTGTGTTACAGATGCTATATTTTCACTCATTATATAAGTTGGAATTGTAGGTTCTGTAGTTCCTTTATTCCAAATAAATAATTCTACTTTGCTTCCTGTTTGTCCTGATTCGTTTATGATTATTTCAAACGGACTTCTTGCACTTATTACATTCATAATTAAATATCTTTTAAATTATAATCTACCATTGTTTCTATATCTTGCCCAAAAGCTTTAACTAAATCTATATCTATGTATTTCTTATATCCTGCTTCAAATGGCTTTGTAAAAAATAAAGAAGGTTTAATACCTTTGTGAAATATAGAACGTGTAATTAAATAAGCTGTTGAATCGTAACTTAAGAATCTACCTGATTTTCTGTCTCTAAATTGAAAACCTTTTTGTCTAACCCATTTATTTATTCCTTGTGTTAAACCACCTTTTTTTCCTGAACCTGAACCAAACTTATAAGGGCTGTTAGGTGCTTTATTAGAACTTGTTTTTCCTTTAACACCTAAATCTACAAATGTTCCATAATCATTCATTGTAAACCCTACAATAGTAAAAGCATCTTCTGTTACTACTTCGCCTTTAATACTATTTGCTAATGAACTTGTGTTATTGTGACCTGAACGTTTTAAATTATCCTTTGCTTCACGTATAACATAGTCACGAAACATTTGAATAGTTTTATTTACCTTTTCAAGTTTTAACATTTTGTCATCTTGTTTTCAATAGCAATATCAAATGTAAAAGTTACACCTGCTATTTTGTTTTCAAATCGTTCTGTGAAGAATTCAATGTTTGCTGTGTTGTTTACCAACTCATAATCTTCAGCTAAAGCACCTCTACGTAATACTTCTAAAAATCTATTAGCTACAGATAACTGTGTATTTAACACATCCTGCTCGTTATCATTACCTAAAAATATATCAGCTACTTTTTCTTTTGATTCATCTACAATATCCATAGATAAAATAGATATATTATAATTTAATACAGGACCTTGATAAGATACTGAATTAACTATTATATGACTCAAAGGAAATATAGTTAGCTTGTTTAAATCAACTTTAAATATATCACCTGTAGTTACAGTATTAACAAACAAATCTTCCTGCAGTTTGTTTTTAATCACTTGTGTTATTTCGTAAAATGTACTCATATTTTCTTTTTAATTAAATCAGATTCTATTTGATTCTTTTGTTTCTCAAATGTTAGGTATGTTAAACATTGGTTAATTGGTAGATCGGTGATTCTGTCAAAGTTGTTAATATTTCCTTGAGCAAGAGCATAGATTGAACTATACCATCCCCATCGTTGTCCGAATTGTGCTGTTGCAGAATAGTCTGTATCGCCTGGTTGTTCTCCAAATAAGTCACTGTACTTTTCAATAATTCGTTGCCTAAATTGTAAAAAAAAACATTAGCACCTAATACAACATCCAATGGTGCGTGTTTCATCACATCAGCATAAGTTATAGAACCATTATACTTTTCTAT